TCTTAAAGATATTATTGGTAATAGAGTTAATGGTACTACAATTGGCTTTAATGCAGATATCAAAGACGGTAAGAAAGAAGGTGATTTGAGTAAAGTCACTCCTGATGATATAACTAAATTTGGATTGATACCTGAGTTTATCGGACGTTTTACGACCACTGTTAGCGTACAGAACTTAAATAAAGAACAATTAGTACACATCTTAACCGACGTTAAAAATAATTATATCAGTCAATATCAGTATTTGCTAGGATTAGATCATATTGAACTATCATTTACCGATGATGCACTTGATGAAATTGCAGAAAGAACAATTAGTCTTAAAACTGGTGCCCGTGGATTGCATACCGAAATTGAACGTGTATTGATGCCTCATATGTATAAAACTAGATATTATAGGAAAAACAACTTAATTAAGCTAAATATTAATAAGGAGCAGGTTATTAACCCAACATCAATCATATGCCAGGAAGAAAAGTTATTGTAGGACCAGACGGAAATGTTGATAAAGCATTACGTAAATTTAAGAAAAAAATAAACGAATCAGGTTTGTTGCAGGAAGTTCGTGATAGACAAGAGTTTGTTAAACCTACTATCAAAAGAAAGCTTGCTAAGAGCCAAGCTAAACGTAGATGGAATAAACATTTACGTGATCAGCAACTTCCCCCAAAACTATATTAGAAATAGTATGCAGATACAAGAAATAATTACAGAAGCCTCAGCACACAGTCGCAGTATCAAAGCCGAACTAATCAGTCGTGGATATCAATATCTTGGTCAGGGTGCCGACAGCATGGCCTTTTTAGAACCTGGTACTGGCATGGTACTTAAAATATTGGGCACAAATCTTTTTAAGTCAGATGATGTCAAGGGTGAACTTACCGAACCACAAAAAGTTTTTAAATTATTTGCTGATTATTGTCAACAACATCCCAACAATGAATTTTTACCACAAATGTCAGGTTGGAATCAATTTATGTATAAAGGTCGTCCGTACCTACAAATTAGAATGGAACGATTGTTTCCGTTTAAAGGCCGTCAGGGAGTGGTTCGAGGTGTTTACATTATGGCAAATTGGATAGACAGTAATGACCAAAATAAAAACGTATACGAGCAATTTTTAAAAAGATTTGTAGATAAGGATCCCAGAAAAGACTCTGAGAGTCACTTTCAAAATCCACGAGCCAGTAGAGAAGAACAACTGTGGGTAGCAACTGCTATCACTTATTTGGGCGGTGAAGAAAAATTACAGCAATTTTTTCAAACAGTATTAGATTTAGTAAAACTAGCACGAAAAAATTCATACCGATTATACAACGGACATGTGTATGTAGATTTTGATAACATAAACAATTATGCCATGGGTAGTGATGGGCATGTGGTGTTGTTTGACCCACTGGCAGATATGAAGTAGTCCAATAATATACAAATATTTTACGTAATCTTGTAAAATATATAAATACATGTAGACGCTGATAATCAGGTCTACATATACAATCTTGCTTTTTAAAGGAGAAAAAAATGAGCAAAGTCCTCGGTATCGATTTGGGTACCACAAATTCATGCGTAGCCATCATTGAAAATGGCATCCCCAAAGTAATTGAAAATAGCGAAGGTGCTAGAACTACACCATCTATCGTAGCATATGCTAATGATGAGATTTTAGTAGGTGCAAGTGCTAAACGTCAAGCAGTTACAAATCCCAAGAACACAATCTATGCTGCAAAACGCCTAATTGGACGCAAGTTCAGTGAGGAAGCAGTACAGAAAGATATTGATTTGATGCCTTATCAAATTATCAAAAATGATAATGGTGATGCATGGGTTCAAGTCAATGACAACAAATTAGCACCCCCACAAATTTCTGCTGAAGTCTTACGTAAGATGAAGAAGACTGCCGAAGACTATTTGGGTACAGAAGTTACTCAAGCAGTTATTACAGTTCCGGCTTACTTCAATGATAGTCAACGACAAGCAACTAAAGATGCAGGTAAGATTGCAGGTTTAGAAGTATTGCGTATTATCAATGAGCCAACTGCGGCCGCATTGGCATATGGTGTTAACAAAACTGACAAGAAAGACCGCAAAATTGCAGTATACGACTTAGGTGGTGGTACATTTGATGTATCAATCATTGAGATTGCTGATGTAGACGGTGATAAACAAATTGAAGTATTATCAACGAATGGTGATACATTCTTAGGTGGTGAAGACTTTGACCAACGCATTATGGACTATTTGATTGATGAATTCAAAAAGGATCAAGGTGTTGATTTAAGCAAAGACGTATTAGCGTTGCAACGACTAAAAGAAGCCGCAGAAAAGGCTAAGATTGAACTAAGTAGTTCAGCACAAACTGATGTTAACTTGCCATATGTAACTGCTGATGCTAGTGGTCCAAAACATATGAACATCAAAATAACACGTTCAAAATTAGAAAGCCTAGTTGATGAATTAATTCAACGTAGTTTAGTACCATGTAAAACTGCTATGAGTGATGCTAAAGTAACAGCAGATGATATTGATGAAGTTATCTTAGTTGGTGGTATGACACGTATGCCTAAGGTACAAGAAGTTGTTGAATCATTATTCGGCAAAGCACCACGCAAAGATGTTAACCCAGACGAAGCAGTTGCCGCTGGTGCAGCTATTCAAGGTGATGTATTGAGCGGTGGACGTACTGACGTTCTGTTACTTGATGTTACCCCACTATCATTGGGTATTGAGACATTAGGTGGTGTATTCAGTAAGTTGATTGAGAAGAACACAACGATTCCTACTAAGAAATCACAAACTTTCAGTACTGCTGAAAATAATCAACCTGCAGTAACTATTAAAGTTGGTCAAGGTGAGCGTGAACTATTCCAATACAACAAGATGTTGGGTGAATTCAGCTTAGGTGATATCGCACCCGCACCAAAAGGTGTACCACAGATTGAAGTTACACTAGATATTGATGCAAATGGTATTCTCAAAGTGTCCGCTAAGGATCAAAGTACTGGTAAAGAAAACAAAATCACTATCAAAGCTAATTCAGGTTTAACTGATGCTGAAATTCAACAAATGGTTAAAGACGGTGAATTGAATGCTGAGGCTGACAAGAAACATGTTGAACTAGTTAATGCACGTAATAGTGCTGAAGGCACTTACAACGGGTTCAAAGCAGACTTTGACAAGTACAGCGATAAAGTTACACCAGAAGAGAAGACAAAAGCTGAAGAGGCATTAAATGCAGTTCAGGAAGCCATGAAGGGTGATGATGCAAAAGTTATCCAAGAAAGCATTCCAAAGTTATATGAAGCCATTGGACCTATCACAAAAGTAAAATCTGATGAAGAAGAGGCTGAGAAAAAAGCCAAAGAGGAAGCATCAAAAACAGATTCAACTGTAGTTGATGCAGAGATTAAAGAGTCAGCCGAGGCTGTTTAATACATAAATATTCGGGTGCCGCAATGCGGGCCTGAATGTCATAAACTTGCTTATTAAAGGAGAAAAAATATGACAAACGGTACATTAACATTAAGATCATTAGACATACCTTCAATGCACAAATTTGGCATTGGATTTGATAGTATGTTAGATGAACTATTGAGAATTACCAGTTCTCAAAACAACAATAACTATCCGCCCTATAATATCATACAGTTTTCAGAGAACAGTTTTGCTATTGAATTAGCAATTGCTGGGTTCTCGGAAGGTGAAATTGATATAAACTTAGAGGGTCATGTATTGGTTATCAACGGTAGTAAGATTCGTGATTTAGATAATCCAAAAGAATATCTACATCAAGGAATAAGCAATAGAGACTTTCACCGTGAGTTCACATTAGCAGATCATGTCAAAGTTAAAGATGCAGTCAACGAGAATGGGATCTTGACAATTCATTTAGAAAGAATAATTCCAGAAGAAATGAAGCCGAAAAAGATTGCAATTAAGTATACTAAATAGTATAATACATATTGTGTAAATAATTGATGAGTGTAATTTTGCACTCATCAATTCTAAAAGAGGTTATATAATGTCCCACGAAATTGATACAAGAAATAAAATTAAACCAAATATAAAAATCACAGAACCTCCCATGTTTAAGGTCATTTATATAAATGACAATTTTACATCAATGGATTTTGTTGTTCGTAGTTTGGTAGATCATTTTAGCTATACTAGTGATACTGCAGCATCTATTACTACAGGTATACACGAACAAGGTAGTGCTATTGTAGCAGTTCTTCCATACGAAATTGCAGAACAAAAGGGAATTGAAGTGACATTACATGCTAGAAATGAAGGATTTCCACTTCAAGTTAAAATTGAAGCAGAGGCGTAACTTATAAAGTAATGCGTTTTGCGTAATACGGATTGGTTTCGTATTTTGGATTATTAAGATAGTTGATATTGTCTTTGACGGTGTCAACTATTTTTTTATATGAACCAAATGCCCAATGTGTGACTTTATGTTCGGTATCTATATCTAATACATAGTCTAAATCAATTTCATCTTTATCTATATCTGGTATCTCACCAAAATACAAATCAAGCGAAGGTACACTATTGCTAAGTATGAGAATTTTTCTTACGTCAGGATGTAATTGTAATTTTTTAGTTGTTTGTTCTAGATATGCTAAATCGTCATATCTTCTTGCTTTTATTTCAAATTTATCTTCATCGGTGTAACTTTTATAATTACTCCAACCATTGATACCTAATATTGCTACACCATCTACTACGACTACATTATTACGCAAATAAATAAGATTTGGTATTGTTGAAAATGACTCGGTAATCCTATTTGCCACAATAATATGTTCATGTACTGAGGGGTTTTCTAGATTACCGTCTATAAAGAACACCCCTTGATAACATTTACTAAGATGTAAAAGAGTTTTGTTTAATGTACTTATATTACTTGATACATTACCTGCAACCAAACAATACAAACTGGTAGGTTTGCCTTCCCAGTCAAACTGGTCATTTTCTGTGATATTAAGATCACTAATAAGATCAAATCCTAGATTCATATATTCCCGTGGTAATAGGACAATAATTGTCCTATATTACCATATAGTTATTATAATTACTCTGCCTTGGGCTTTTTAGTAGCTTTTGGTTTAGCCGGAGCTTTTACCTTAGGCTCTGCTTTAGGCTTTGGTTCTGCTTTTGGTGTAGCAGCTTTTGGTGCCTTAGGTACTTTTGGCTTAGCCGGAGCTTTTGTTTTAGTAGTTTTTGCAGGTTCTGCTTTTGGTGTTTCAACAACAGGTTGCACAACAGGTGCTGTTTCTACAATTGTAGTAGATACAGGGTCTGGTACTTTATAGGGTGCCACACCAGCTTCTATTATTTCTTCTTTAGTTGTTTTTTTACTAAAATATAGTGCAACACCAATTGCTACTACAATTATTCCAATGATGATTTCCATGTTAATTTCTCCTTGTATACTATTTAGACCCAAAATAATAGTGTATAATTTTTTATTTTACTAAATAATATTATGATCACCCTGGCTCACCATGAACTCAAGGACATGATGAGGTTACCATTGCCCACAAAAACAAGACAAAAAAGATTAGAATTCAGACCTTCTGAACAAGACATAATACATGTTTATACACAGATTAATCAATATGTATTTGATAATGAATTGAAAATGCCTAAATTCAGAATAGGTCCTAGATGTAGAAAATACTGGGGTATGTGTTTGGGTAACAATGATATATGTGACACCGGTAGTTTTTGTGAAATAAAATTGATGGATAAATGGTTCTGTGCACAATGGACAGTGACTATACTAGCACACGAAATGGCGCACCAACATCAATGGGACATAGAAAGCGTAAATAGAAATAATAAGGGTATGGATAGTATCATGAGTCATGGTCCTAGTTTTTTTCGCTTTAGAGATAAATTGGCATTATATAATATCCCACTACGAACTGCACATAGTCAACGCAAATGGTTCAAATATCAAGATTTGACTAAGTGCTAAAAACTGATAAATACTCATTATGCGTGATTTATTAAACCTATTAGACAACCTACAAGAAGCCAAAAAGAAGGATCCTAATGCTCCTGATACTATTTTTGCTAAAGGATTAACTCCTAAAGAAATTAAAAAAGATCAGTCAAGATTTGTAACACTACTTCAAAAAATAAAAAGTAGTCAACCTTTTATGGATAATGTAACTGGTGATGAAGTTTATCTTGATCCTAGTGAAGCAAAAAGAATAGAGAAATTAGATAAAGAAGGATTATTTAATGGTGAAAAACCATTCCCAGTACTTACTAGAGACGGTAATGAAATATTATTATCAACACTTGCTAAAAATGAAGACTTTGGTGGTAGTGCGAAAGAGTCAATGCTATTAAAGCCAAGTCTTATTAAGATAACAGATAAAAACATCCCTGCAACTGATCTATACGATGTAATTGCAAGTAATGAAACATTAGCAAAAACAGAGTATGGACAAGTAGTTTTGAAATTAGCACAATATATTATATCAGATGAACATGTTCAATTACCTGAGGAATATTTAACAAAAGAAAAAGAAAAAGAACGTAAGGCTATTGTAGACTATGCAGGTGAATACTTAGGGGTACTTGCATTACTATATAAACGTAGTCGTTTTCCAAGAAAAGAAAAATTTATTCAATGGTTAGGTGCTAGTATAGGAGAACTAACTCTTAACTTCCCAAGCGCCGCAAACAATAATATTGCAGATAGCTATGCAATCATCAGTAATCCCAACACATCACACAGCGTTAATATTTCAAGTAAAGGTACTGGTGGTGGAGCTGCACCAGCAATATCAGGCTTAAAGATAAGTGATGAAGTTAGACGCAATCCTAAATTAAAGAATGCGGTAAAATTGATTGAACTGTGTCAAGCAGGTAAAGACAGTAGCGGTCCTAGTACCATTGTGCAAGCATTCAAAATTATGGATTTCTTATATCAAACTGATCCCAATAGCTTACCAAAAGAATGGCATAAAGTATTACCTTTTGCTACTAAAGCACCAAGATTACAACAACAATGCATTGAGAGTATCAATAGTGCTAAAGGTGGTCAACAACCTCTACAACTTGCAAAAGTATACCAATCTCTGATAAGTGATATTAAGAGTGATGCAGCTACTGATGGTGGCAAAATGGTTTATAAAATCAAAAAAGTTATTGCACATCAAGTTAATAGCAAAGCGGCTATACCAGAATTTGCTGATACTATATTACAAGTATTAGAAATGAATTTTGTGCAACAATATACTGACTATCACCCAAATGGTGAATTAACATTTGCTACACAATGGCCTGCAAAACTTGAAGGTGTAGTTACTATGGAAAATAAGAGTAGTGCAGTTGAACCAAGTAGTGCTGGATTCAGTTTCAAATTGGGTCGTAGTGCTGACGATTACGAAGACGTAAGCCCAGATGGTGACTCAACTACAAATGTGGGTGATAAAATAGGCCCAGATGTTACACAAGTGGCTAGTGATGTAGCAGAACCACAAAAAGTTAAAAAATTATCCGATAAACCTTCTGGTGATATCGGGCGTAAAAAGCGTTGACAACTTATTAAGACTTTGCTATAATATGTTTTTATTATAGGAAGTTTTATGGCACTAGTACCAATCGTTATTGAACACACCGCAAAAGGTGAGCGTAGTTATGATATCTATTCACGACTTTTGCGTGATAGAGTTATTCTATTAGAGGGCGAAGTCCATGACCAAATGGCAAATCTTATTGTAGCCCAATTACTATTCCTAGAATCTGAAGATAGTAACAAAGATATTTCACTTTACATTAATAGTCCAGGCGGTAGTGTAACTGCTGGTATGGCTATCTATGATTGTATGCAATTTATTCAACCAGATATCCACACAATTGTAATGGGTCAGGCATGTAGTATGGGTAGTTTACTTGCACAGGCAGGTGCCCCAGAGAAACGTTTTATTCTACCCAATGCTCGCCATATGATTCATCAACCAAGTGGTGGTGCACGAGGTCAAGCAACTGATATGTTGATTCAGGTCAATGAAATTATTGAAATGAAACGCAACCTCACAAATATCTATGTCAAGCATAACTCAAAAGGTAAAACTTTTGATGTACTTACACAAGACATGGAACGTGACAACTTTATGAGTGCACAGGAAGCAGTAGATTATGGTCTAGTTGACAGTATCCTTACAAAACGAGTAGTACCCGGAATTTGACAATAAATCGTTATTGATATATAATACATACTTCATCAACAAGAAAGGTGTTTTATATGTCATACGATATTGATACATTTGTGAATTCTAATAAAATTAATGTAGAAATCAATGGTGATTTGTTTGAACATGACGAAGAACTGATGACGGACCAATTTGAGTCTGATCTCACATTTGATAAAATTAACGCAGAAGCATCACCTGTATTGATTTATGAATTGAATACTAAAGCAGTAGCCTGGTACGATACTGAAATGTATTGCGGCTATAAATCATAAAAAATTATAGTCCCAAAATTTGACAATAAATCGTTTTGGGACTATAATGTATTCTTATTCAGATAAAAGGAGCTTTTATGTCTTACTATGTTTTCAAGCACAATAAAGAGTTTGGTCCTCGCAAGGGTCTAGAGGGTCCTTTTCACTACCCAAACGGTCAAGTTCTGTATTATGATCCCAAGGCTGGTGAGTACTATGATCCTACAACCGACTTTTATGTCTCCAATGAAGATGTTGCAGAATTACAACAACAAATCTTCAATGCCTTGATGAAATAGTTTGACAACTATTTGGGTTGGTACTATAATATGTTTTCTTTCAACAACAAGGAGCAAGTATGTTATACGAAGTATGGCAAGCACATGGTGAATCTGACGGAAGCGGTTACTGGGCACTTTGGCATCCCGTGATCAAAATGTCGTTAAAAGATGCTAAAGGATATGCTAAAGGACTAGCACTTACCGAAGGATTTCCAACTGAGGTTCGTATAGAATACAAAGTAGTAAGACACTATGATTCTACTGGAAAGAGAGCAGATAAAATTTTCTCATCCTATGAGGAAGAAATAATGTGTAGTTAATTGTTGCACAAAAGCAACAAAGTAATTGACATTATTTCGGGTTAGAGTTATAATGTATTTTCTGTCAACAAAAAGGAGTTAAATATGGGATGCGAAAAATGTAAAAAATGGCACTGGCCCTTGAATCCATGTGATCCTGGTAAACGTAGATAAACAGTCAGGGTATGTTGCGTAAATGCAACATACCCAAATTTGACAATAAATCGGTTTGGAACTATAATACTTGTATTGATTAATTAAAGGAGTTCACAATGTCAAACGAATTAAAGTCTTGGGAAGAGTTAACACAATTGGAACAAGCCCAAGAGCTGTACTGGGATATGTACAAGGATGCTTATGGTGTTCGTCCACGTGGTATTGACACTTCATCTTGGACTTTGGAACAGTTTGAAACCGAGTTTGAAGGACTTGGCTTTGCTATTGAGCAAGCAGAAAATCAACGTAAAATTGACGAGGCTGAGGCTATCATTAAATTTGAGGACCGTGTGACTAATCTTATGCACACAGGTACCAATCGTGACCGAGTTATCGCTTGGTTAATGGATATTGAGGGTGCTAACGGCGATTTTGAATACTTTTGTTTTACTCAGGGTCTGCCCTATAGTTACTTCAAAAAAGTAGCCTAAATTTGACAATAAATCGGTTCTTTGATATAATACTTGTATTGAATGATTAAAAGGAGTTAAAAATGATTGGAAACACAAAAGAAATTCGT